TACCGACCCGCCGTACAATGTGAATTATGAGGGTTCGGCGGGAAAAATCAAGAACGATAACCTCGAAAACGAGAAGTTCTATCAGTTCCTGCTTGACGCTTTTACTTGCATGGAGAAAGCTATGGCGAACGATGCAAGCATCTATGCTTTCCACGCAGATACAGAGGGTCTGAACTTCCGCAAAGCGTTTGCTGACGCGGGATTTTACCTTTCCGGAACGTGTATCTGGAAGAAGCAGTCGCTTGTTCTCGGCCGCTCGCCGTATCAGTGGCAGCATGAGCCGTGCCTGTTCGGCTGGAAGAAGAACGGCAAGCACCGGTGGTACTCCGACCGCAAGCAGACGACAATATGGGAGTTCGACAAGCCGAAGAAAAACGGCGACCACCCCACAATGAAGCCGATACCGCTCATTGCGTATCCGATAAAGAATTCAAGCATGAGCAACTGTATCGTTCTCGACCCATTCGGCGGCTCGGGCAGTACGCTTATCGCCTGTGAGCAGACGAACAGAATCTGCCACACCATCGAGCTTGATGAAAAGTTCTGCGATGTAATCGTGAAGCGGTATATTGAGCAGGTCGGCTCTGCGGAGAATGTGTCTGTGATTCGTGACGGAAAGACGATACCCTATTCCGAACTGGAGGTCACCAATGAAGAATGAACTCACGCTTGGCAGCCTTTTTGACGGCAGCGGCGGTTTTCCGCTCGGAGGAATGCTTGCTGGCATTACTCCTCTGTGGGCTTCGGAAATCGAACCGTTCGCCGTTCGGGTAACAACGAAAAGACTGCCGCAGATGAAGCACTACGGAGATGTATCCTCGCTGAACGGTGCGGAGCTTCCGCTCGTGGATATAATCACATTCGGCAGTCCGTGTCAGGACATGAGCATTGCCGGAAAACGCAGCGGTCTTGACGGTTCACGGTCGAGCCTGTTCTATGAGGCGGTCAGAATTATAAAGGAAATGAGGTGCGCTACCAATGGCAAATATCCAAGGTTCTGCGTGTGGGAAAACGTCCCCGGAGCGTTCAGTTCCAACAAGGGCGAGGACTTCCGGTGCGTCCTCGAAAGCCTGTGCAGGGTCAGGGACGAAACCGTTTCTGTTCCTCGACATGAGAAATGGTCAGCCGCAGGAAACATCGTGGCAGACGGTTTCTCAATCGCCTGGCGAGTGCTTGATGCACAATACTGGGGAGTTCCCCAGAGAAGAAAACGCATCTACCTTGTCACAGATTTTGACGGCGAATGCGCCGGAAAAATACTGTTTGAGTCCGAGGGCTTGTCGGGGTATTCTGCAGAGGGCTTCAAAACGTGGCAAAGAGCTGCCGCCGCTGCTGAAAGCGGCGCTGGAACGACAAGCGCAGTCTGCTTGAACGACCAAGGTGGCAACAGAATGGACGTGACGGAGGAAGTAACTTGCACACTCCGAGCCGAAGCTCATCATCCACCGTGCGTGATGGAATCAGCAGGCTTCTGCACGGAACACTCGGCAAAAGCGAGAGGTATCGGCTACGAAGATGAAACTTCGCCTACTCTCCGTGCAGGGACTGTTCCTGCGACTGTCTATGAAAACCACTCGCAGGACACTCGCTACACCGAATTGCACGGCGTTGCTCCAACGGTTTCTTCAACCTACGGGACAGGCGGGAATAATCAGCCGTTTGTCGTGGAAGATACTCGCTGTTTTGATGTTCGTTTCACATCTGACGGAACGAAAAATGCGCGGCAGAACTGCTATGAAACAGATACCTCCCGGACGATAGATACGGGCGGTAATTCTCCCGATTCAAACCAAGGCGGCGTGGCAGTCGTAGCCGTCCAGGGATCAATGATAGGCAGAGCCGATAAAAACGGTCCTCAAGGCAGCGGTGTAAACGAGGATATATCATTCACGTTGAATGCCACCGACCGCCATGCTGTCGCATTTTCGCAGGACAGCTATACGAAGTACAGCGAAAACGATAAATGCGGTGCGCTTCGAGCCGCGGGTGGAATGTACGGAGGAGGCTCTGAAACGCTTGTTTACAGCACAAGCAAGAATTCCTACCATACCGAATCCGAGGAAAACCTTGCAAATACGCTTGTCGCAAGCGATTACAAAGACCCGCCGACCGTGAATTCTCCG